GGAACTGTAAAGACTCTCTGTATGTCGATGCTATCAGAGAAGCTTTTAAAAGAAGTAATTTTAATTCTTCTTACTCGTTTAGTAAAATCTACGGATAACGATTTAGACGATCAGATACTTGCAAGTTACAAGCAACAGATAGGTAAATGAAAGAGTACATGGGTTGGATGTTTTTATTCTTCTTATCCGCAATGTTTATTTATTCAGTAATAATACAAAGTATAGTCGAAAGGTAGAATGGGAATATCTAGTAAAAACTTTAGTAACAAAGAACTCTCATGTTCACACTGTAATGAGAACCACTTTGACCAAGCTACCTTAGATGCCTTACAAGGACTCAGGGAAGCTCTTGGTAAACCTTTAAAGATTAGTTCAGCTTATAGATGTCCTGCCTACAATAACACTGTTTCAGGTTCAGGCACTACAGGACCACATACCACAGGTAAAGCTATTGACATCCTATGTTCTGGTAAGTTTGCTCACGAAGTTTTGAGCTTTGCCATGATACGTTCAAGTGTTTGGAAAGGTATTGGCATAAGTCAAAAAGGTAAACACACGAGTCGCTTTATTCATTTGGACACAATTGAAGCACATAATAGACCTTGGGTCTGGAGTTACTAGATGTCTTATAGCCAAAAGGTAATGGAGCATTATGAAAGACCTAATAATGTTGGCAGTATGGATAGTAGGAATAGTAATGTCGGTACTGGTCTTGTGGGTGCACCTGAATGTGGTGATGTAATGAAACTTCAGATACTAGTAGAAGATGACAAGATAGTAGATGCCAAGTTTAAAACTTTTGGATGTGGTTCTGCTATAGCATCTTCCTCATTAGCAACTGAGTGGGTCAAAGGAAGGACTCTAAGTGAAGCACAAAAGATTAAAAATACTGATATAGTAGAAGAACTTTCGTTACCTCCAGTTAAAATACATTGCTCTGTGTTAGCGGAGGATGCAATTAAAGCAGCAATTAAGGACTATTATGGAAGAAAAGGAATAGAATGAAACACACTATACTAGTATTTTGTATACTCATGTTCCCTCTTGTCTCTTTTGCAGACACAGTTAGATATGAGCAGACCTGTGAAAGAGCAGAAGGGTGTGCGTTAGTAGCGGGAGCAGTCACACTTAAAGATTATTGTCCCACGTGTACCATTAAGACTATTGTAACAAGGACTCCAAAGCCTCCTGTTGTGACACTTGATGAGCCTATCCCTAGTGGATATAGTGAGACTAGCAAATTCTTGATTGCATGGTACAAAAAAGACACTAAAGAATCTATAGAATTTATAAAAAGGTTAACCCAATGAGTAATAGAGCACCACAAGAGTCCCTAGAAAACTTACATTCACAAGTAGCACAAGAATTGCTACAAAGGGTTGTAAGTGGCGAAGCATCTAGTGCAGACATGAGTAACGCTATTAAGTTTTTAAAGGATAATGGAATAGAAGGTCTTCCTGTTCAAGATAGTCCACTTGGGAATCTTATTAATATCTTACCGTTCCCTACTAAATCGTCATTAAAGGACTCACTAAACTAATAAAGGTGTACCATTGGTATACCCAACCTCTTTCCTTTCGTTACAGAGAGATCTGAGCACTCTATAAAGCTAATTTATGTACACACCACAAGTAGAACTCATTAAAGACTTCCGTAACTTCCTCTTTGTAGTCTGGGAACACCTTAATTTACCTGAGCCAACTCCTGTACAATATGACATTGCAGAGTATCTCCAGAATGAAGACGAAAAAAGGATAGTAATTGAAGCCTTTCGTGGTATAGGTAAGAGTTATATTACAAGTGCATACGCATGTCACCAGCTATTACTTAATCCTGAAGTAAAAATACTTGTGGTCTCTGCATCTAAGATAAGAGCAGATGACTTTTCCACCTTTACCATGCGGCTTATAACAGAAATGCCGCTGCTGCAACACTTGATTCCTAAAGGGTCACAGCGGCAATCCAAGATAAGCTTTGATGTAGGTCCGGCAAAGGCTTCACACAGTCCTTCTGTTAAGTCAGCAGGTATCACAGGTCAGTTAGCAGGTTCAAGAGCTGACATAGTAATTGCAGATGACATTGAGATTCCTAATAACTCAATGACACAGACTATGAGAGACAAGATCAGTGAAGCAGTTAAAGAGTTCGATGCAATACTGAAGCCTGAAGGCCGTGTGATTTACCTAGGTACACCACAGACTGAGATGTCCCTCTACGAGACTCTACCAGAGAGAGGTTATAAGCCTCTGATATGGCCCTCAAGAGTACCTAAGAATATTGAGAAGTATGGTGGTAAACTTGCACCTATTGTACTGAAGCATATTGAAGAAGGTGCTGAAGAAGGTGCACCCCTTGATCCACTTAGGTTTGACGACCTAGATCTGACTGAAAGAGAACTCAGTTACGGTAGATCAGGTTTTGCACTTCAGTTTATGTTAGACACAGCTATGTCTGATGCCGACAGGTATCCTCTTAAACTTGAGGATCTGATAGTAATGGACATTGACAATGACAAAGCTCCAGAGAAAGTAGTGTGGGGTAGGTCAAAAGATAAGATAATAGATATTCCTAATGTGGGTATGCCCGGTGACTACTTCTACCCACCCATACAGATCGTAGGTAACTACATAAGTTACACAGGTTCAGTGTTAGCCATAGATCCTAGTGGTCGTGGTAAAGATGAGACTGCATTTGCAGTAGTGAAGATGTTGAACGGTACTCTCTATGTCATAGACTTCGGAGGTATCTCAGGAGGGTACTCAAGTGACACACTGCAAGCCTTGTCCGTACTAGCTAGAAAGTACAAGGTAAACCAAGTGCTTATTGAGTCAAACTTTGGTGATGGTATGTTCTCTGAACTATTGAAACCTGTGCTGACTAAGATTTACCCTTGTTCAATAGAAGAGGTACGACACAATATCCAAAAAGAAAAGAGAATAGTGGATACCCTTGAGCCAGTAATGAATCAACATAGGTTAGTTATTGACCAGAAAGCCTTAGAAAGAGACTACCACTCAGTGCAGCACTACCCACCTGAGATGCAAAGTAGGTACATGTTGGCTCATCAGATGACTAGAGTGACAAAAGAAAGAGGTGCACTCACTCATGACGATAGACTTGATGTTTTAAGTATGGCTGTTAGCTACTGGGTAGACCAAATGGCTGCTGATGTTGACGTTAAAATGTCTGACAGAAAAGAGGAAATGCTGGATATGGAGTTGGAAAAGTTCTTAGAAAACGCCATCAACCCCTTAAGTATACCTAATGAGACTAATAGTTACCCTATGTGGAACTAATACTGGACATTGTAGGTAGAGTATGGGTGGTCAATGAGTACATGTGTGACAAATGGATACCTGTGTGTGTGTGGGGTTTACGTTTGGATACATGTGTGCTCACTTGTAAATATTTGAACAAAAAATTCGTTACCCTTATCGATACCTACGCGACCAGAGTTACCCCATGCTGCCTTTGATATTTTGCAAGTGAAAAACAAATGTTTACTTGTGTAGCACCATGTTCAATATATTGAACCAGTGGGTACTATATAGAACAAGCCTTGCAACCTATGTGCCACAACGCAACACAAGTAAACATTTGTTTTGCTCATGCAATATGTGTTCCATTTGTTTTCATTTGTTCACATTTGTTTTGCTCATGCAATATGTGTTCCATTTGTTTCAGTGTATCTATTTTTTTTATTACCATTTAATTTCATTTATTTTAATTTATTTGCATTTTATTGTTGCAATTAGTTTTAAAACTGCTATACTTAATACAGTGATTAACAAATTAGTTTCTCACTGTTCCAAATAATCTCAAATCGAGAATATAAATGTTAGAATCTACAGAAGAAGTCAATTACAATACAGTACAGCCAGTCCAAGAGTCAATAATACCAGTGATTGACTTTAAAGAAGAAGAGTCAGAGCAAATGAGATATTTTATTGCGAATAATGAATAAAACAGTTGACATAGTTTAAAACTATGGTATATTAAGAGTAAGGAAGTTGTTAAACATTTAAAGCTTTTGAAAAAAGCATATAAAGAGTTGACAACTTCAAAAAACATGGTATAATAAGAGTAAGGAAGTAAGAAAATAAGTTCTTTGAAAATCGAATTAACTAATCGGGAGTTGACAAATGCGATACACTGAATCGTTATTGTTTGACATTGCAATTCATGTAGTGTTTATATGGGGATGCATAGGTTGGGGATTAATACTCTATGCAATAACATAAACTTAGGAGACAAATGAGCACCATAACATTAGATGGTGTCCGTTACAGAGTCTTGCCTGTTCCTGAACAGAGTGGTCTAGTTAAGACCTCTGGTGTTTGGAATGCGAGCAAAACTAAGATCAAACCTTGTAATAATACTAAGGTATTGGTCGGACACTTACGGACAAGGGAAGCCGATGGTAAGGTACCATTCGGTAAAGAAGTTTGCCCAAGATACATGTGAGTGTATCTTTTGATGGGGTCAGGCAACTGACTCTATCTATAGCAACACTCACGGTTGGACACGGAGTTTCAACCTATAAATGGTGTCTTAGGATGCCGTAAGCGTGACTAACCACGTCTAACTGTGGGTGCATACTGTTGGTGTACTATTGTGGAATGGAGAGTGTCAGCTCGGCAGGGTCAGACTCCGTATGTACACATAGCTAATGATTATGTCTTGAGGGACATAGTCCGAGCCGAGGATATCGGACACACCAACACTTATCTTAAGCTGACTAGTCTTTTCTAGGTTCTGACTAGAATAGCTCTTTGAAAGACCTAGGACTATAACGGAGTTAAATTATGGCTAAGTTTTTAAAGACTGTAACAGGTCTACATGACCAACCACTTCAGCCTCACCAACTACAGCCCGGATCATGGGTACGTACTGGTACGAATGGAGTGGAGGAGCAGAGGGGCGTCCTAATGGGCGCAGTACAAGGCCGTCCTGTAATAGTACAGGATGTGGGCCAATCAAGAGTGATATTTCGTGAACAAATGAGGATTGAGCGTGCTTTTGTCATCAAGGCAAATGCACTGTTAAATTAACCTTAAACAAGGTGTAAAATGTACTCTACGCACAACCCAGAGGTGCGTAAGTACGCACAATCTGGTGAAAAGGAATTAGAACAAACTATTGCGTTTGTATTCGCAAGTATCCGAGTACAGACATCAATGTTACCTAAGATGATGAAAGAGTTTCGCAAGCGTGGGACTAAGTCCTCATGGATATGGGGTAACAAGAGGACAGGTATAAACTACGTCCGTAAGAACAGGCGTGACCTGTACACCAGAATGATGCGTATTATACGCAGTAAGAAGTCCAGTATATCACAGGATTTGATTATGCTGTTCTTAGAGGTGCCCGGTTTAGGGCTACCTAAAGCTGGATTTGTCTGCCAGTTAGTTGCTGGTAAGGCAGGTTGTCTGGATGTACACAACTTCAGGAAGTATTTACCTGAAGTAGATGCATCTAAGGGTACACCTTCGTACCTACAGACGAGTGGTAACAGTCTAGCCACTAAAGAGAAGAAAGCACATGTGTACCTCGATATAATAGAGAAGAAGTGTGGAGGTACTAGAAAGGTATGGGATAACTGGTGTGCTCACATGAGTATGCTCTATCCTCACCACTTTCCGACACCTTGGCACGTGTCTAATGTACACAAGTGTATATGGGAAGACCAGAAGCCAGCACGATTCACACCTGTTCCAGAGTGTTCAGAGTTCGTGTATGAAGTGTCAATCTAAGTAAAAGGGGAATATGCAGATTCAAATTGAAGAGTACATGCATTATGGTACTCGTAGGTTCTATCCGAAGAACGAATTAGCACGTGAGTATGCCGACTTACTCGGTACTACCACACTTACCAGTGGTGCACTCAAGTTCATTGAGACACTAGGTGTATCCATCCAGTTAGAACAGAAGAGCTGGAGCTAACCTAAACCAGAGGACTATTATGTCACCTAAAGCTATGAAGAAGTTTGTACTTAGTACCAAGTATAAGCAAGGCAAAAAGCGTAATGGAATATTTTGCAGTTGCTTGCAGTGTAGTAAAAGTGGGTATAAGAGTCCAAGGTACCGTAAATTCAAACTGAAAGGGGAATAATGTCAGACATCAGTCGTAAAATCACCATTGCGTACTACTCTCACTCAAAAGATGAGTATGTACCAATAGAGGACATGCCGATTGAGCACCTTGTGAATGTCATATATAAGTCGGTGCTGTCACCAGAAAGTTACTTAGCCAACTTCAAGGTAAGTAACAATAGAAATGGTTCGTTTACTGAGGCCACTATGAATCTTCCAGTGAGTCCAAATTGGATGGAGGATGTTCTAGCATGAGTGAACGAAAAGAGGACACTGGTACCTTCTATGGAGACGATACGGACTACATGTATCCATACACACACAGGTATAATGAGCCTGACAGTGATAGAGGAGCATCAGACGAGTGAATTGAGTGTACTTTACGTGAAAGTCGTACTTGGACATAAGGAACAAGGTGTCAGTATCGAGACAGGTACTGAGTAAGGCAAAACCCACTGTTCTGCTGTATCGGTACACTCTCTAATTCTAACCAGAGGTTTTGTGACCTAAGATTCACTTCTTCCAACAGTTGTTGTGGAAAAGGTGAACG